ATTCAGCAGGTACGGGAGCAAACTTCTTTACAGTGGGTGAAAATATATCTATGACACTTGACGATGGCGTTATTATATCTGGTGAGGTAAGTGAATGGTTAGATCTTACCAAAACACTTAATGTAACACATGTAGGAGCTAATGATGGTAAATTCCACACATTTGTTCCGGGTAAATTGGTTGTAGGATCTAATGGTTCAATAAGATTAAGTACGGTTAGTGAAGTAAATCAAATTGCCGAAAATGAACAGAATTCCGATTTCGAAAGTATTTCAAGTGGTTTCTTAGACTTTAGCGAATCAAACCCATTTGGAGATCCTAATGACTGATTTATTTGATTTTGGTTTTACAGCAGTAGATGAATCTGAACTTGAAGCCGTACAAGCATTAGGTGCTACTGCTAAAGAAGTTGAAGCTGCTGCATCATCTACTCAAGAAAAACTTGATGCATTATATAATGCTATTGTTCCTCTATTAAACAATTTAAAAAAGAATCCCGAAAAAGAATATATTCTTTGGCCCAATAGATTGGAAAAAGTAGAACAATTCGAAACTCATCTGCAGTCAATATATAAAGGTTAATTATGTTTACTTACTTTTATCATCAAAAGTTTAGAAAAGCTGTGGCTGCGTTTGGAACGTTGTTTAACAACATATATGTATTGCGTAAGAACAGCTCTGGTGAGGTTATAAGTCAGGTAAAGGTTCCTTTGTCATATGCCCCTAAGAAAGCATTCTTAGATAGAATTAGAGAAAATCCCGATTTAGTAAACAATACTAAAATTGCAGTAAAATTACCTCGCATGTCTTTTGAAATTATTTCAATAGCATATGACCAGGGTAGACAGTTACAAAAAACAAATACTTTTACTCAAACCGGTTCAGCCGCAGATTTAAGAAATAAATTCTATAGTTTTGTACCATATAATCTTACTTTTCAGTTAAGTGTATATGCCAAGAACCAAGATGATGCATTACAAGTAGTGGAACAAATATTACCATACTTTAATCCCCAATATAATTTGACTATGAAACCCTTTGCTGATTTTCCAAATGTAAAAGAAGATATTCCAATTGCTCTTAACAGTGTTGACTTTACGGACGACTATGAAGCACCGTTAGAGCAAAGAAGAACCATCATATATACTTTAACATTTGATATGAGAGTAAACTTTTATGGTCCAATTAATGAGACTGGTGTTATTAAAACATCTCTGTCTAATCTTTATGAAATCCAAACCGGAGATGATTCTGATCGCCAAATTGGTAAAATAAGGGTAAGACCTAATCCGTTTGATGTAAGTGCTGATTCTGATTTTGGATTTACCGATTCATCGGATTATAGCTATATTTTTGATTTTGATAGTACATAGGAGCTATTATGGAAAACAGAATTTGTAGAAGTTGTGGTCATTCTTGTCATTGCCCAGAAAATACTGTCGGCAGTAAGTTTGAATCAAGTCGAGAGGCGTCAGAAGTTGATGTCATAAAATGCCTGGATCATGATACCATTGATGGTAATGAGTGTACATGTACCGAATGTGATTGTAGTGATGAATGATAAAGCAGATAATGATTTTGAATATTCCAGGAGAATATATCATGACCTCTTAGCAAAAGGATCTGAGGCTTTAGATGATATGATGGATGTTGCAAGAGCCACAGAACATCCAAGAGCATTTGAAGTATTATCTAATATGATGAAGAACATGGGTGATATAAATGGCTCTCTTTTAGATTTACATAAAAAACATAAAGATTATCATAAAGAAGATAAACCGGCGGAACTAGCCAATCAAACTACTAATAATGTGTTTATAGGTTCTACTAGTGATTTACAGCGTATGCTTTTAGATAATGATGAGGATAAGGTAGTTGACATTAGCGATTACAAGAAAGATGAATGACACTTACCTTGGTAATGCAAATATTAAAAGAGATGGTGTTCTACATAATTTTACAGCCCATGAGGTAAGTGAATATAGAAAGTGTTTAAAAGACCCATCATACTTTGCTTCTACGTATTGTAAGATTATTCACGTTGATAAGGGCTTAGTAAATTTTCAACTGTATCCATATCAGGAGGATATGTTTGATCACTTCACCAACAATAGATTTAGCATTGTACTCGCTTGTCGCCAGTCTGGTAAGTCTATTAGTTCTGTTGCCTATCTACTTTGGTATGCGATATTTCATCCTGAGAAGGTTATTGCGATTTTGGCCAACAAAGGAGCTACAGCCCAGGAGATGCTCGGACGAGTAACTCTAATGTTAGAGAATCTTCCATTCTTTTTACAACCAGGATGTAAGGCCCTCAATAAAAGATCAATTGAATTTTCAAATAATAGTAGAATTGTATCAGCAGCCACTAGTGGTTCATCTATTCGTGGTATGTCTGTTAATCTTCTATATCTTGACGAGTTTGCATTTGTTGAAAATGCAGCTGAGTTCTATACATCAACCTATCCAGTTATTTCATCTGGTACAGAAACTAAAGTAATAATTACGAGTACAGCTAATGGGATCGGTAATCAATTTCATAAAATCTGGGAAGGTGCAGTCCAAGAAGTCAACGAGTTCAAGTCCTTTAGAGTTGACTGGTGGGACGTCCCTGGTCGTGATGATAAATGGAAACAACAAACTATATCTAACACGAGTCAATTGCAATTCGACCAAGAGTTTGGTAATACATTCTTTGGGACGGGAGATACGCTTATAAATGCTGAGACTCTAATGAGTTTCAGAGCTATGCCCCATAAAAAACTTTTAGAAGGAAATAGTGTCTGGATTTATAGTGACCCAGAACCCGGCCATCAATATGTAATGGCAGTAGATGTTTCGAAAGGAAGAGGACAGGACTATTCTACTTTTAATGTAATCGATATTAGCACTAGACCCTTTAAACAGGTTGCTGTATATCGCAATAACCTTATCTCTCCATTACTCTTCCCTAATCTTATATATAAGTATGCAAAATTCTACAATGATGCTTGGGTAGTAGTAGAATCAAATGATCAAGGGACAATTGTTTGTAATGGTCTTTATTATGATTTAGAATATGAGAACCTACATGTTGAGTCAACAGTTAAGGCCAATAGACTTGGTATTGAAATGAATCGTAAGGTAAAACGTATTGGATGTTCTGCAATTAAAGACTTACTTGAATCTAAAAAATTAGAATTAGTAGATCAACATACTATATTAGAAGTATCAACGTTTGTATCTAAGGGTACATCATATGAAGCATCAGAAGGCAACCATGATGATCTAATGATGAATTTAGTAATGTTTGCTTACTTTGCAATTGGTGATTATTTTTTACAATTAACAGATGTAAACATTAAAGATATGATGTTTAAGAACCAAATGAAGGCAATTGAAGATGATGTCTTACCATTTGGATTTGTTGATGACGGTATTGAAAATGCAGAAATGGAAGATGCAAGAGATGTCTGGGCTACACAACAATTTGTGACAGACTGGGAAGATATTCACTAAATATATAAAACTATAAATATACGTAATTGAATTCCGTATTATGTAAAACTTATAATTCGATTACTGGAAAAGGAAGAAACATATGGCAATATTCGCTCCATCCGAATCACCTGCTGTAATCGTCAAGGAAGTAGATCTAACTGGTGGCGTTCCAAACGTCCAATCTACTACTGGCGCATTCATGGGTGAGTTTCGCTGGGGACCGGTAGAAAAAGCGACCCTAGTAAGCAATGAGGCGGGTCTTGCTTCTACCTTTGCAGCCCCAGGCGCGACGACAAATGTTGATTTCCTATCTGCCGCTAATTTTTTAAGATATGCTAATTCACTACAGGTTACACGAGTTGTTGACGCAACAGCTGCGAACTCAGTTAACTCAGGTGGTACAGCAACTCTAATTAAGAATAACGAGCATTGGGAAAACAACTCAAGTTACACAATGGATTCTGATAACAGAATCTTTGCAAAATATCCAGGAGCCGTAGGCAACTCACTAAGAGTTGTGGCTACAGGTTCAACTGGTTGGGCCAACTGGCCCTATAAGGCTAATTTTGATGGTGCACCTACAGGCACAGAACGTCATGTTCTTGTGCTTGATGAAGATGGTGTAATCACAGGTACCGCAGGTACTGTACTAGAAAGATTTGCATTTGTAGAAGATGATTCTGCAGCAACAAATACAGATGGCTCATCAAACT